TAAGACGAAGAGCCTTGGGGATCCTAACGCAGCATATGAGTCTATGCGGCCTCTCTGGGAGAGGGCTAGAGCTGTTCTTAATGGACAGACTCATGCAAGAGCATATGATGACTCAATTGATACTATAACGTACAATAACTTACTATTACCCTTTTCTCCTACAATGAGTTCACAACAGTACAACTTTTATCGTGCTGAAGGTGAACTTCCTGGACTAACAGCACAGTATGCTAAAGTTCTTGTAGGTGGCTTGTTACGTAAGCAAGCAGCTATTGAGCTCCCAGAGAATGTATTTCCTGAAGGAACTGAAGACTGGATTCGTACTTCTTTTGGTGCTGATGGTACTTCATTACATGGCTTCTTAGATGCGGCTATTTGGGAAGAACTACAGTCGTCTAGAGCTTGGTGCTTAGTAGACTACCCTACAGTAGCTAATCCCGATGCTCTCACTATGGAAGAGGCTAAGGCCTTGTCCCCATATGTAATGCTCATCCAAGCAGAGAACATTATTAACTGGCGCAGAGGTCAAGACCGTAATACTAACAAACAAGTATTAACAAGTTTACTTTTCCGTTACTACATGGAAGACTATTCTAAAAATGAATTCCACCCAGACTATGTAGATACTGTTACTCACTACTACTTAGACGAGTCAGGACTGCTTGTCGTAGATACTTACACACGAGACACTAACGAGTCCGTAAGCGTTATTAATGGTAACGTTACATCCAAGTATCAAGTAGATAATGCTAATGCAGCATGGGTAAAGACTCGTACAGAAGTACCTTTGATGAACGGTGAGAGGATGAACTTTATTCCAGCCTACCCATTGAATGGTCAAATCGACCCTGTTGAGCCAATCCTACAATCATTGATTGATCGTGAGATTGCTTTGTACAACAAAATTAGCCGACGTAATCACTTACTCTATGGTGCAGCTACATACACTCCAGTAGTCATGTCAGATATGACTGATGAAGAGTTTGAAACTATTGTAGAGGCAGGTCTTGGCTCATGGATTAAGCTCCGTGCTGGAGACGACATTAGAGCATTAGACACTCCAACAGGCGCTTTAGCGGATATGGAAAAGGCTATTGCAGCTACCATTGAAGAAATGGCTCGTATGGGCATTCGTATGCTTTCACCAGAGGGTTCTTCAGGTGAGTCAGGCGTAAGTCTAGAAATCCGTAATGCTGCTCAGACTGCTCAACTAGGTATGCTCAATACTCGTATTTCAGAGACAATGAGACAGATCATTACAGTAATGCTTAAGTGGAAATACAATATTGATGTTCTTCCAACAGATATTAAGTTCACATTAAGTGCTGACTTTAATCCTACACCAGTAGGTGCAGACTGGATGAGACTAGTTACAGAGTGGTACCAACAAGGTATTATTCCACGTTCTACATTTATTTCTATTGCTAAGTTCAATGATGTGCTCCCAGCTGAGTACAATGATGAGGATGGCGTAGCGGAAATCCAGAGTGACCCTCTCGTAGACACTAAGGCAATGAGCATAGATTCTTCTATCTCAGACACAGATAATATGCGCCCTAATAATAGGGACGATGACAACGACAACACTGTATAATACGGGCATCCTTGATGCATATATTGTATGGTATCAAGGGGAAATATGCCAACTCCTATTAATACGGAAATTTATGACAGAATTGTACAGCACTTAGCTGATACAAGACTATATGAAGCGGAAACCTCTACTAATGTAAGTAGGGGTATTCGTAGACATCAAAAGCGCCTTAGAGTACTCTTAACAAAGAACATTAAGGCCGATGTAAAGCCAGAGGTAACTCGAGCAACAAAAGAATTGCACATGATTGCTAAGAATTCAGTTAGTGATTATGCGGATGCCTCTGTAAGCTTTCATGCTAACAATTTAGAGAAGAGTGCTGGTTCATTCTTCAGAGTTCAAAAGCCTAGAGGTAGCGATGCTATTCCTAGACTTATTGGACCTAATATTACAGCATCTAGAAGCTTAAGAGATCACTTTGATACTGTTGGTACGAGTGAGCTTGCTAGGATTGATGGAAAGATTAAATCTGGTTTAGCAGACAATAAGCCAGTAAAAGAAATTATTGCAGATGTAATTAAAACAACCACCTTGACTGAGGTTCAGGCTAAGGTCTTAGTTAGAACTGCTATTACTAATACACAAGCACAGGCGCTTAATTTAGTAATGGATCGTAATAAAGAGGTTTTAAAAGGTTACAGATTTACTGCTGTACTAGACAATAGAACTTCAAGAGTCTGTGCACACCATGATGGTCAAGTATACAAGATCGATGATCTAAGATTTAGACCACCACTTCACTGGAATTGCCGTAGCTCTATGGTTCCTGTTTTAAAGAACAAAGAAGAACTATTAAAGGCTGCTGAGGCAGAAGATACAAGAGTAAAAGTTAACAAGCTAAAAGAGACCTCTGAAAAACTTGTTGATGGTAGCCTACCACCAGTAGAGACTTATGGTTCTTGGCTTAAACGACAACCTATGATGGTTCAAATTAAACATTTAGGTAGTGAAGAACGTGCTGGTTTATTACAGAAAGGTATTCTAGACGTAAAGGCCTTTACAACTGCCAAGGGTCAACAACTAAGCATTGCTGCATTAAGAAAGCTTGATAACGCAAGAACAAGTTTCTTTCCAACTAGACAGTCAGCTGTAGCTGAGGCAGAGTCTAATTTGTTTGCAGTTAATGTGGCCAGGCCATACGAGCTAATGAGAAGTACAGAAGCTACTAAACAACTAAAGGCGATGTATATTGCAGACACTGAAAACACTGCTCAGACTATTTCCTTAGTAGACTATCGTGGTACTAGTTTAGCAGGTAAACGATCAGTTCGAATTAGAGCAAACAATGAGTTTGATGAGCGTAACAATAGCTTTGATCCATTCACAGGTGAACAAAGTTCTACTTTACTTTATGATCCAGACTTTAATGTATTACAAGAACGTATAGACTTTATTAAGAATTCTAAGGCTCTTAATCAAGAACAAAAAGCATGGATTCAACAATTCGTTGAAAGCTTAGATGATTCAGTATCTGTAAATCAACAGACTGCTATTGCAGAGAATCTACGTGTTATTTTTGAGCGATACAATAACGATAAGCAACCATGGGTTAACTTCATGAATGTTACTCGTGGTGAAATGCAATATTCTGTAGTTAACACAAGCCGTATTTTAGATCGTAGATCAAGAGCTAGATCTCAGCAGTTTGATTCTTATGGGGTCGCTGGAGAGCCAGCTAAAGTTCAAATCTTTGGTAAGTACTATACATTTGACGAGATTATCGAAAATAATATTGATAATCAACGTTATGTTCGTAATTGGGCTACTACAGAAGGTAGGCCATTGGCTAGATCTTTGTATTATACTGGAAGGACTCCTATATATACTTGGTTTAGAGGTGCCCCCAGAATTGGTGTTGATAACTTCAAAGACAAAGTAGTTAAATTCTTGTTAAGTAATGTTCCTGGAGCTAAACTCTTTTTTAAAGACAAAGTACCTAGTGAAAGATTAATTGATGAATTCTTAAGAAACAGAAGAGAAGACTATCGTAAGATTGTGGACTTAGAGTTTTTATTCGGTAAACGAAGACAAAGTTATTTAAATCAATTAGTAGAGGGCGGTTTAAACGACAAGAAAGCAATTGATATTTTATCAAAGGTATTGACTGTTGTTGCTGATGGTAAGTCAACTGACTACGATTCATTGGCAATTAATGTAGGTAAAACACTAAGAGAATCTTGGAATGTCGCAGACTTCCCATTCTTTAAGCCTACACTACAAGACTACCATGCTGATGGATCACAGATTCTTACAGCATTAAAAGACAAAGGCTACATCCGTGTACTTATGCGTGGCAAGACTAGGAGATCAGTTGTTGATCTTGAGACTGGTCGTGCTAGTGGTCCTTGGAGAGATACTGTTAGTCGTGAAGTTCAGATCTTAAATAAAGATATGCTCAACTTACAGAGAGCTAATCGTAGTGCTTTATTAGCAAAACGAATTGGTATTAACTCTGATAGAGATAAGCTTTATGTAAGACCTGGAGCTAAGACTTATTTTGATGCTAGAGGCAATAACACAGGTATTCCGATTATTACACGTAGAGCTAATGCTAATTATGACAGAGTACTAATTGATCGTGATTTTGCTGATATGCTTAATCACACAATGTCAGTGAAATATGAGGTTGATAATGAGTATGCTGGATTTATGGAAGATGTTGTTCGCTTTAGAGATCCTCGTGGAAATGTAAAAAAGTATGATGACTTAAATGACTTTAGAAAACTTATTTTGACTCGTGGAGATCAGGGATATAGCTTTATGCAGACTGTAAAGTATCATCGAGATACTGGAAAGCCATTTAGCGTTGTTGCTAATATC